CTCTCCTCTCCTAGTTACCGGCCGCGCGGGGGACTGAGAATCTGCTGCACGTTGCCGCCACGCGCCCGGACCATCCGCTGAATCTCCTCAAGCAGGAACGCCTCGAAGCGATTGCTACGGCCCCCCGGCGAGCGGACCTCCAACGTCACGTTGACCACCGGGGCGCCGCCCCCACCCGCGGGCGCAGCAGCCGACGGGCGCCGCGGGGTGTTGAGCATCGACGCCCACGGCGCCGCTGCTTTCCGCCGGCTGTCGGGGTTCGACCACACCCGCGACCCCACCGGCAGATCCGCCAGCTCGGGCCCCTGCTCGCCCACCCAGGTCAGCCCGGACCGGATCCCACCCGAAGCAGCCATCCCGACGACCCCGCCCGACGCCTTCTTCCCGAAAGCCTTCTCGATCGCCTTCTCCATCGCCTTCGTCAGCTTCTCCATCGACTTCTGCAAGGAGTGCTGCTGCGAGGTGAGGAGCTTCACCACCGCGGTCTGCTTCGCGATCGCAGCCCCGTACACGGTGTCCGCGGTGGTCTTCCCCGCGGAGGTGGCAGCCGTGCCGATCTGGCCTTGGAGTTGGTTCATCGTCTGGATCTCCGACGACGACGCGCCGAGCAGCGCGCCCGCAGTCTCCAGCCCGCCGCCGTCGATCCCGGCCTCGGCGATCTGCTGGATGAGCGTCTTGTCGACGCCCTTCTTCTGCAAGTCCTTCAGCGCGGACGCGAAGGCGGTGGCCTTGTCCCGCGACGCGGTGAGCCCGCCCATGATCGAGCCGACCGTCACCGTCTTGTCCGAGCCTGCGCCCTTGGTGATGTTCGCCGAGCCGAGGATCCCGCCCTTCACCGACGAGGCCAGAGAGGCGGCCGACGACTTCAGATCGTTGAGCTTGTCCTTCGCCTTGCCCAGACTCGCGGTCACCGAGTTGAGCTGCTTCTCCTGCCGGAGCAACGCCTTGCCCGTGGAGTCGAGCTGCTTCAACAGCTTCGACTCCGTGCCACCGTGCGTCGACTTCATGATGATGCCGCGCCACTGGTTCAAGCTGTTCACCAGCGCGCCGATGCTGTCCGCCTTGCCCAGCGCCGACCCGAACTCCGACCGCTGATAGCCGGCCATCTGCCCGAAGTGGCTGACCGTCAGATCACCGCGAGCGTCATGCCGGGCTTGCGACTCGGCTTCCGCCTGAGCCTTCGCCCGCTGCTGCGCCTTCGTGACCTTGCCGCCCTTGGCGAAGCGGGGCATGTCGATCTGGCCGGCGTTGAGGAGCTGCATGAACTTCTCGCCGTACCGGTCGACGGCGGTCTTCTTCATGACGAACTCGCCGTTCGACAGCCACGGCGCGAACACGTCATCGCTCGTGCCGGTACCCGGCCCGGTGACCTTCCCTCCGTCCGCATACCCGTGCTTGAACGAGGACCCGGTAAACAGGCCACCCGTCGCACCGACCATGTCGTGCACGGACTTCCCGCCCGACACGGAATGCGACGTCGAGTAGTTGGTACGAATGTTGTGATACGTCCAGGTCGTGGCCTTCTTGCCGTTCAGCGCACGCAGCGCCCGCGCCACCGCAGCAATCGACCCGATCGCCTGACCGTTCGCCGTGTACACCTGGGTCCGGCCGTCCTTCAGCGTCCTCGTCTTGAAGCCCACAGCTTCGAGCGCCTTGATCGCGGCCCCGTTGAGCGTGGACACCGTGACCTTCTTGGCACCCGGGGTCTTTCGGATCGCGTCCTCGACCTCGTGAAGGCCCGCGACCGCTTCATCCTTCTCGGCCTTGATCAGCGTCTTAATTTCGGACGGCACACCGAGTAGCGTGTTGACGTACTCCTGCGCCTTCTGCTTATTGCCGCCGAACCCCTCCGTCGCCAGCTTCGTCATCTCGGCGCGCAGAGTGGACGACTTCTCCGTCATCGATGCGAAGGAATCCCCGGCCGCCAGACCGGAGGCAATCATTTCGTCCTGGGCTTTAGCGGCCTGCGACATTGCCGTGCCGTTAGCGCGGCCCTTCTCCGTGTGAAGGTCGAGGGTGGCGCCGTTCTTCTTGAACGATTCCGACAGGTTGTCCATCCCCGCCTCGAACGCGATCTGCCCGTCATAGGCGCTGCGGTTCACGTCGTTGAGCGCGATGATGCTGGCCCGCAGCCCATCCGCCGCACTCTTCTGCGCATCCAACTTCGCCTGCGCCGACTGCGCCGCCGCACCGAAAATCCCCATGCTCTCGGCAGCCATCTGCTGCTCGAACGCCTGGTCCTTCAACGCATCGCTGTAGTCAGTGGTGAACTGCTTCAGGCGGTCCATGTCCCCGCCGCCGGCCTTCCACGACCGCTTGAGAATGTCGAACTGCGCCGCAGCCAACTTGGGGTTTCCGGCCTTGACGTTGTTCGCCATGACCTTGTCCCACGCGTCGAGGTTCTTTGTCGCGTCGGATACTCCAGGACCGGTGGCGATTCCCACCCACGTCCCGAAGTCGCTCGTGAGCTGCACGAATTTGTTGTCGCTCGCGCCCTTCGACATCATCGCGATCGACGCGGACATTTCGTCGAGGTTCGTGCTAAGGGTGCCGGTGACTTTGCCTGTGGTCGCGAGGGTGTTCAGCGACGTCGACAGCGCATCGACCGCAACCGGGGCCTTGTTGGTGCTCAGCGCGTGCATGGCCAGCGACAGTGCCCCGACCACGCCGAGTGCGAGCGCCGCCTTACCGCCGGTGGACAGGGTCCCCAGCGCCGTGGTCATCCCGGTGATGCCGCCGCCCGCCGCGGCTGCGGCAGCACGCAGCGCGGTGATCTTCGTGGCCAGGGTGGCGTAGCCCCCGGCAATCGCGCCGACCCCCGCACCCGCAAGCTTGATCAGCTTGAACGCGGCGTACACCTGCAACAGGGTGCCGATCAGCGACGGCGGCACCGCAGCCACCAGCTTCGCCATCGCGTTCACCAGGGTCAGCATCCCCGGCCCCGCCTGCGACGCACCCTCCAACAGGTTCGACACAGCCTCGGCAACGCTGGTGAGGAGCTGCTTCACCGCAGGGCCCTGCGCCCGCGCGTACTCGAAGAAGCTGGCTATCGGCCCGGATGCGTTGCCCTCCGACAGGACCCGCATGAAGTGGATCGCCTTGTCCGTGGCACCCTGCAACGTGCTGTTCGCCAGGTCGGAAACCTTCTTCGACAGCGCGTCGAACCCGCTGGTGTTCATCCCCCCGCCGACCGTCGTCATCAGCCGGTCGAGCTGGGTGGCCGTGCCCTCTACCATCGGCTTCAGCTTGGGCAGGAGTTGCCCCATCACCGCGAAGCTCTTCTCGACGGGCACCATCGTGAACTTCGCCGTGCTGTCGGAGAAGGACTTGAACTGATCCTTCAACACCATCAGCCCGCCGGCCGCACGCTGCGTGGCCTTCGGCATCGACGCCATTACCTGCGCCGCCTGAGCCTGCGCGGCCGCGGCCTGCTGCGATCCGCGCCCCGACTGCTGGACTGCGGTGCTGTACTTCGCCTGCGCGGCCGCGGCGTCCTTCAGGTTCCCGATCTGCGGGCCCAGCGCCACGCCGAACGCGGCGACCGCCAGCCCCGCCGCCCCGGCCTGCACAGCGATCGGAGCCAGCGACGCAGCCACCGGCACCGCTGCGGGAGCGAGGTTGAGCAGCGATGCGCGGACGTCACCCATCGCCCGGGTGATCACGGAGCTGGACCGGTTCATGTCCCCGGCCGTCGTGGCGAACCGGCCGCGCATGTCGCGGAGCCGGCCGTTGACGTCACGGAATCCGCTCGCGGTGTCGTCGTTGACCCGCACTGTGATCGTCACGTCGTCAGACATCGTCCACCTCCCTCCGGTCGCGTCCGCCGCCAAGCTCCTCGATCGCGACGAGGCGCATCAGCTCTGTGTCCTCCTGCATGAGGGAGGACAGGGTGTAGCCCGGGAACCGCTCCAACAGGCCGAGCAGGTACCGGGCCCTCGTTAGCTCGCCAGGCTCTCCGACAGTGCTTCCATCGGGACGGACTCCACCAGGGACGGCCCGCCAGAGGGCGAGCTCTGCGGCAAAGGGTCAGCGTCGTGGACCCCGATCAGCGCCTCGACATACGCGTTCTGCAGCGCGCGGGCGAGGGCCTGGTCGACCTGCTTCAATCCGTCCTCGGTGGCGGGGATCGGCTTGTCGTCACCGTCTTCGAGGTTCCAGGAGAGCAGGTTGCCGGCGAACCGCTTCATGCTCGCGGCGACGTCCTCCCCGTCCCCTCCGTCCAGCCCGGTCGCCGCGGTGTACTCGCCGAAGGCCATGCCCCTGAGCGTGGCCTCGGCTCCGTGGTACTTGTGGCCGTCGGCGAAGCGAATGTTCACCTTGCTGACGGATGCGTTGTAGCCCATGCGCTGCCTCTCAGGCCCAGGTCGGGACGACGCCGTCGGCCAGCGATCCGGGCGCGGACCAGGTGAGTTCACCGCTGTCGGAGCGGGTGAGCTGGTAGTCCGTGAACAGGATCTCGGGGGCGAGGGTGACGGCGTTGACGGTCTGCGTGACGGTGCGCGCCACGCTGGTGGAGGGCACGGTCTTGAACACGTCGTGGCTCTGGTTGGCAGCCGCGTTGAAGACGCCGTTGAGCGTGACCGAGCAGTCGGCCAGGAGCAGCAGTCGTTCGTTCGCGCTCTTGTCGACGCCGGTGATGTCCTGCACGCCGCGCGGCGTGGACATCTGCCAGTTCGTGATGTCGTTCTTGATGGCCCGCGCAGTACCTGCGCTATCGTCCACACTGAGTGTGGTTTGTCCCAATCCGCTAGCCTTGGCCATGGCCGGTCACCCCTTCTTGATCTCGTCTGCGATCGCCTGCTGATGCGTGGCGAAGTCGTCGACCCAGTTGCCCGGGTTCTGATGGAGCCGGGCCCGTGTGCCGCGCGGGTTGCCCCGGTGGTCGCCGTCGCGGACCACGTACAGCGGCGGCCGGTCCACGCGCTTGCGGTGCTGCGACGCTTTGAAGCAGGGCTGGCCTGGCTTGAAGAGGAGCCACGATTCGCCGGGCGTCATCTCCTGCTCGACGTAGGCGTGCTTGTACGCCTTGCCGTTGAGCACGTAGGTCGAGCTCCGCACAGCAGCCTGGGTGTCCGGGGGGAGTTGCCCGACGCGAACGCCCCACCCGTTGACGTAGTGCGGGCAGTCGACCTCCGCGCACGTCGCGGGCCGGAAGTGCGTACCGATCGGGGAGACCACGGCATACGTCTTGTACGCGGCGGCCGCCATCTTCGGCTCGGGCCGGAACACTTCGGCGCCCATCAGAAGGTCACCCCCGCGTTCTCGTTCTTGATCACGTTGACCGAGAAGGAGAGCGACGTGAACCCGCCCGTCGTCACCGTCGTCGCCCGCAGGTAGCGGCGCAGCGTCGTCGTGTTCGACAGTGCGATCCGCTCCGCGAGGGGAGCGCCCCCGGTGATCTGTGTGAACGCGAACCCGGCCACGTCGGCGAACGTCGCGTTGTCCGCACTGTCCTGGATCTTCACCGTGACGTCGGTCCCGGTGAACGGGGCAAAGACCTGGAGGTACGCCTGCCCGCCGAAGCTGGCCGAGGCGAGAGTGTCGATCCCCGTGCCCAGCGTCGCCGCCGTATCCGTCCGCACCCCGGCCGTCAACTGCCGGCCCCACTCGATCCCGTAGCCGTTCGACTGCGCCGACACCCCGAAGGTCAGCATCCCGTCGTCGCCGCGCGTCGCGTCGTAGTTGACCTGCTTCCCGATCAGCGATGCGGCCGGGTCGCCGAGGGTGGTGCCGCGCCCGTAGGTCATCACGACGTCAGTGCGAGGCAGAGCCGACAGCTTCTCGTGCAGGCCGCCCGTGACAGCGACGGTGTTGAAGTACGTGGTCATCTCGAACTGCCCGGACCTGAGACCGCCTTGCCGCTCGTAGGCGGACTTGTCGATCCCGGTGAAGTTGAGCAGGGCGGGGCCGCCGCCGATGTTGCCGAGCTGCTGGATGTCGCCGCTCGCGTTGAAGCCCTGGATGTACAGCGCATCCCCGAGCCCGCCTGTCTTGGCCACTACGGGGCCTCCGTCCACGCGTCGTTGATGATCAGGGGCACGGTCAGCGTGGCCACCCGGTAAGTCGTCGAGTCCAGCCGCGTGTAGCCGAACCGGGCCCGCAGCGACGCGCCGTGCATGCCGAGCAGGTCGACGTTCGCGACGGTGTCTCCGAGGGTGAAGTCGCCGCTGTACGCGTTCATCAGCCCGGACGCCGCGCCCAGCACAGCCACGTCGACATCGCCCTGCGGCTCCGTATCCGCGGGCATGAACACCCGGCCGTTCAACTCCAGCCGCACCGACACGCTGTCCAGACCGGACCGGGCCGGGACCGGGGCGACGTCGGTGACCCACAGGGCGAAGATGAGGCCGGACCCGGGCGCGGACACCGGCTCGTGGTCGAGGACCTGCTCGAACAGGCCGAGGGACTGCGCGTGCGACATAGCCGCGCTGCGGTAGGCGATGAGATCCAAGGTCACGGCGATCACATCCGTCCCGTGTAGCGGCGCAGCAGCCGTTCGCCGATGCCGCGCTTACGGGAGTTCAGCTCATGCCGGGTCTTGATCCAGTGGTCGTAACCCTTGAACCGAGTGACCGGGAAGTTCCTGCTGCCGATGCCCGCGAGCCAAGGCCCGTAGATGACGCGGGAGTCGGAGATCACGTTGCCGTCCACGACGACGCAGCGGGACTCGTAGTAGCCGGTCGGGTTGCGGAACACCGCGCGCATCTCCCGCTTGAGGATGTTCAGGCCCTCCTCGGCGAGGTTCCGCTCCAGCCGGTTCACGTACTCGTTCGCGGCACGCCGTGCCCGGCCGTCGAACATCGGACCGCGGCTGGAGGTGGACACGTCGAAGCGCATGGTCACACGCTCCGCATCCGGGCTTTACGCCCGTGGCTCGTGTACACCCGGGCCCGCAGATCAGCGAGCCCCTTCCCGCTGGTCTCCCGCTCGTTGTCCCCAGAGCCGGCGGTGCGCGCGTATCCGGACCGTCCTTGCAGCAGGCTGGTCAGTGCCTCGGCGAGGCAGAGCTGCCGCACCGGACCGGGCGCCACCCAGCGGACGACCGCGGTCCCGCTGGTGTGCGTGGCCGCGGTGGTGCCGAGTGCGCCGCGCTCCACCGTCAACGTGCGCGGCGCGAAGATCGCCGTGGACGCCGTGTGCGCAGCAATCGTCGACCCGTCCCACGCCCTGCGCACGATCAACGTGTCCCCGGCAATGTCTTCGACGAGCATCCGCTCCCCGTCGATGACGATGGTCTCGCCTGCCGCGAACCCGGCCCCGTCGGCCACGTCTACGACGACCGCGCTGTTCTGGTTGGTCAGGCCCGCGCCGCCGAGGGTCTGCCCGGTGTAGAGCAGGCTGCGCCCGGTTACGATGACCCGTTCGTCGTCGATGCGCAGCAGCGCCCCGACCCCGACGTTCGCGGAGGTGGAAGCGTCGACGTCGACCCCGGTCTCCGATGCGTCCAGTGTCTCGGCGAGCAGGCCGGCCACCGTCTCGTCGTTGCGGTAGCCGAACAGGCCGGTGATGACGATGTCCTGCTGGTAGGTGTCGCCGCCGCCGAACGAGGCGTCGGTGCCGAGGTTGAGTTCGATGCGCGTGTACGGGGGTTCGGCCTTGTCGTCGGCGCGGCGCAGCAGGTAGTCGCCGGAGTCGATGCTCGTGCCGCCGGAGGTGAGGGT